ATGGATACGAGCGGCTCAGAAAATACGATTGAGGGCGATTATTGCGTGATTAGCGAACTCGAGGCTAGGGATACACAGCAAACGCTCCGGGAAACCCTTCATCGCTGAATACTGTGCTAAATGTGGTCCGCCACCGAGGCCTCGAACCTCGCACCTACAACCTCAAGGTTATCGGCTCTACCAGACTGAGCTAGTGGCGGATAGATTGGAGCGGGCAGCGGGAATCGAACCCGCATCATCAGCTTGGAAGGCTGAGGTAATAGCCATTATACGATGCCCGCCTATGTGGTGGCCCTTGCTGGGTTTGAACCAGCGACCAATCGGTTATGAGCCGACTGCTCTCACCGCTGAGCTAAAGGGCCGAGTGCCGTAATGAGGTGGCTTATCCCCAGACTGAAGCACCCGACGCTAACCAAGGGCCCCATGACAGCGGAGGGGGATGTTATCGATGGTCGTGGCGATGAGCAATGGTTCGAGGAAATTTTCAGACATTCCCCACCCCGCGTCACAAGACGCCCGCTAAGCTGCCCCGCCTCTTATATACCCCAGAGGCGCGACCTTTCCCCCTCGGCATGACGCCGCCGGGTGCCATCCTGCCCCACCCCTCATCGCGCCCACTTATTCGGCCACCAGGGAACGAGGGGCGTGTCAATCGATGGCCTTCAGTGAAGTAGGATACCGCACTCAGCCCAGCGGCCCGCTGAGAGCACGTCTCTTTAGGCTTTATCGCCGCCCTCTCGCAGAGCGTTAAGGCAGCGCGTCCCTGGCGACGAGCAAAGCGCGTCGTTTTCACCCACTGCGCCTCGTCCTCGTCTAAGCGAGCAGGTTCATACCGTCGGGTGTTCCCCGCTCTATCTGGCAAGAAATAGGCGGATGGGGATCAATCACACTGATTGCGCAGATAGGCACGTCTAGCCGTCAATCACCTGACTGAGCACGCCAGAAAAATCGACCAATTTTTTGAGGTTTGTGACACAAAAAAGACACAGAAGGGCAAACAAGTAGGATTGAAAACCGCTTAATCAATTGATTTTCAATGGTGCGCCCTGCAGGATTCGAACCTGCGACCCACGGCTTAGAAGTTCCTAAGTCATGCTTTTAATTCAGTAAATTACCGCATTCTGACGCGCTCACACCGTCCCAAATGCAAAAAGTTGTAAAAAAATAGAAACACATGCCAACAGATGTAAGTCCCAAATCTGTCCCGCCATACCCATCTCCACACACTGATGATACGGTGGCCGCATTCCATTGCGACCAGGTATCAACCTATCCCTATGCTATTTCATTCCTGACACAACTGCCCCACCATCACCACTTGCCGATTTGATCAGAATCTGAAAATCGCATGTCGGATCATCACACACCCACCATAGACCACCATCACGATTTTCTTGATGCATGGTATCACCGCAGATCGGGCAAAATTTTACTGCTGTCACTTCTGCTACTTTTTCCATACCTACTCCTTAGACTGGATATTTCAACCGAGCTGCTTCTTTATCTGCTGCGTACTGAGCCTTTCGTGCAGTAATGGCGTCTCGAACGGCCTGCTGCTTCGCTACTTCTCCGGGGCCATCGCTAACGATAGCTGCCAGATAGGCGTTATTTAAATCATTCATTTCAATGTTGTACTTGTTTGATATTTTATTTAGTTCTTGCTGCAACAAGTAATTGTTATCATGAATCCACTTCTCACCATCCCATTTGTCATTTGGTGACAATGGTTCAGTTGTTGTAAATCCTGGGCTAATCGGACCAATGTATTTTACTTTTTCACGATTACCAGTGGATGTGTCATAAACAATTTCCCCACGGTGATCTTCTAAATAAGACCATAAGCCATTTGAAAATACAGTGGCGTATCCATTCTTTTCTTCTGGGGGTTCGGTTAGGGTTGAAAATGATGGTATACCAGTCCCAGCAATAACTCTAACGCTATATTTGCCAGTAAACTCTCCGTTTTCATGGGAAAATCCAAAAACATTAACAACCACTGTTTCTGTGGCAATGCCATTATCAAAGTGATTAATCATTTCGCCCTCACAATCATATTCCATGCCACGTTTTTCATTCTGGTCTCATTAGCCGTTCGAGTCACACTCGCAGAATCGAAAATAAGCCTGCTAGGACACACATTTCCACCGGCATCAGCCATCCCAGCAGAGGAACCGGTAACAGAAAAAGGACCGGTAGCAGTAATCTGTTCACCCAAAAAGTTATAACCGCCACCCGGAGTACTCAGTTCGCCAGTGATTTGCTGCATGGCGTCCTCTTGACCTGACAATAGCGCTCGGCCTGGGTCAATCCCCCTAGCGTTGTCCCATCCTCTAGGAGCGTAGCCACGCATGTCTACCGGAAGCCAACCAGATGGATGAAGCGCTGCCAGCAATGGGAATTTTGCTTTATCGAACTGCTGCCCCATATAAGGGATGAATTCCATCCCGCAATCTGTCCAAATTTCTTGTGGCATCAATTCCATCGGCCACTCTATCAACTGCCCGACTAGTGGAGATCCGTATTTGAACCTTGGGTCATCACCAGAAGCTACCGTACCTGATGTAATTCCGACATCTAGATATGCCGCTCCTTTTAATTGGAGGATTGATGCTATATCGGACGCAACTTTAACCCATCCAGTAGATGATGAATTTGGATTGTTTGTATTATCGTCCTGAGTGCAGCGATATACCGTTTTATCATCATCACCCATGATATATGCACCAATAGGATACCCACCAATAGTGGCGCAGAAATCGCTATCGAATTTGATTGCCCCTCCAGCGCTAAACCATCTGCAAAGTGATGATAACTCAAATAAAATTTGGTTCATATCCTGCCCCTTTGGTGGTACGCCACCTGCGGATTTCAGGATCATCGTTACTGGCGGGAATCCATTATTATAGGAAGCCTTATTATCTCCAGCGGGAGTAGTAGGCAACAAAGCTTCGCGCTGTCCATTAACGCCAAAAGGTACTGCCTGTTTTGCAGGAATATCGGTTAATTTCATCTCTAACCTCTAAAAAAAGTACCATCATTGAACGGATATGCATCAGAGGCAAACCCAAAATATGGTGGGACGATTTGATTAATTCTTAAAATAACGCCGCTAGGTATTGGCGTTACATCGTAATTTTGCAGTATGGAGAATTCAAATGGCTCTAACGGAAACTCAAAGGTTATTCCCATTGTCATTTCGCGATAGTTTACGCAATAGCATCGGCCGCGACCTTTAAAAAGTATAGTTAAGAACCTGTTAACATCCGGTATCGTTGCGATACTAATGTTTGAAAACGCTTTGCAAAATATCAGAGTTCTGTATGCATTATCGGATAACCTAACAGTTTCTGTTTCCTGAATTCCGGCGTAAAAAGGCTGATCGTTAAACGGGCTTGGATACCCATCGCCGCCATCATCAGCCTCTGCAAAACCGAAACTGTCAGAGTCAATGGCCGCTTTTATGTATCGTGAAACGCCAACAATTTTACCCCACATATCCAGTCCGAAAGATTCGCATGTAGTCAAATCCCAAACACGGGTAATGAATTCATCGGTGAAATCATCAAGACTCACGGCTTGGTTAAAGGTGTCGATAATAGAGAGAAGTGATTTACTTGCGGAATACTGAGTTAATATCGTCTCTTTCCATGTCATACCAGCGTTACCTGTACGTCGCTAGCCTGTATCGTCGGTATTTGATCAATCCCCGGCGTTTCCGCTGCTGAGTATGTGGAACCGTTAAGAGAAACGGTTATTGATATGATGTTTACTGAGTTTGGCGAGATAGAAATGATTGGGGCGTAATACTTACCAGTTCCTATCGTAGCCCCGATGCGAGACTTTTCGATCCCCTCATAGCCACCGTTGAAAACCTTCACCACCATGCTTTGAACTTGAAGCGTGATATCAGAGGGCAAGTCCGGGTTATTGGTAATGTTCACCTTGAAGTAAGATCTAACCGGCGCGACCTTCTCCCACTGAATGTCGTATTCAGGGTATGGCGCTTGGTAGTTCACCTTGTCATAAACGGTAACGTGAGTGTTCCCGTTCATGTTACATCCCAGGTTGTATTTTGAGAAAATGGCCGCTGCCACATCTGCATCCAGGCCACCATAGACACCGATGTAAATCGAGTTACCGGCCACGGGGAAATTTGTCGATCCCTGGTTTACTGGCGTTGATAGCCGGTTAGACCAAACATAGGCATCGGCCACGCCCGCAACGTCCAAAACGGCGGCGCGAGTTGCGGCGTCGGTGTTTGCCCCACCTCGGGCTACTGAGTCTTTACGGCGAGCCTCAAACGCAATGCGAGACTCAACATCAACGCCAACAACGCCAGCAGCCTGGTTGTATACCGTATCCCAGCCTGAAACGGCTCGGTAGATCTGATTTAGCTCGCCAACGCCGCATGGTATGGGGCCGGGCGTGACGTTCTGGAACTGCACATCAACCGATCCAGATGCTGGAATGGTGGCATCATTGATGCTCCGGTAAATGTACCCTGCGTTATCTTGGGCGCTACTACCCGCCGGAATAAGCGTGCCAACTGCCCCGACACACGCCGATGTAACGATGGTTCCCTGAGCAGAAATCCTATCCTGAAAATAAATGCGCCCGATCCCGTCCTGAAATCTCCCCGTAGCAAAATCAGGGTTCATCTGGTTGAACAGGCAAAGTAGCTTGTCGTACACCTGAGCGACAATCTCTGTATCGGACTGCGCCAACTGCCCCTGCGGAGAACTCAGTGATTCACTGCCGCCTCCGAGAGAGGTTGACATGTCAGTTAGCCGGCCAGCCAGAATGTCTGCCACATCCGGGACTAACAGGCCATTCTCAGTAATGGTTACGTCCGGGACTGCCGTTGTTAAATTCGTCATATCGTAACCTGCGATTGATTGCCTTCTTTATCCGTAACGAGCAGCGTTCCGCGCGTCTGTCGTGTTTTTCTATCCGTGAACACTGAGCAGATGGCCTGATCAACGATGGGTAGCTTCTTCGCTTCCGCTTGCATCTTCGTCGCGATAAATCCGGCTGATGGACTCTTGCCTAAAACATCCTGCTTCCATGGGATGCCTAGCGTGTTGTCGTAATAGCACTCGCCAGAGAACACCAGGCACGCCGACGCAACATCTTGTGCTACCGCCTCACCACCGGTTGCGATCGCCAGATTTCCCGAGCCGTCTAAGGTCAAGTCCCATGTCTCGGTGTCGAGCTTCATCGTTCTGTATGTCATACGGGATTCCCTGGTTTCTCCGACACAACCGATCCTCCACCTGTCTGGATGCCGTTAACATCGTGAACGTGGTCATCAAATGCGTCGCGCAAATCCTTGAGTGATGCTGCCTGTGTTCCAGCATTGTCGGTGATGTTCCCGCCAGCCTTGATGTTTCCAGACACCTTGAGCAGTGGCGTAGTCATATCAACGCCGCCCGGTGCAGTGACGGTAGCTTTTTGGCATGTCACGTTCACATTGCCCGGGCTGACTATGTTGATCTGATTGTCTGCGAATTCGATGTATTGAGATGGCCGCTCGTTGAGGAATCCGCCTAGGTATAGCGCATCGGATTTGCTATGCGTCCGGCGACTGCCCGGCACCGATTGAGATCGGTTTGCTCTGACGACTGAGTTGTCACGGTCACACACGGCGATCATGCCAATGTCTCCCGGTACCGGGTTCATGATGATGGCTGAGTTGCCGCGCTGTAGTCGGAAAACAGGGACGTTGTAAATGGTGCTGTTTTTGATCATCGCGCCGGTGTGGTCTATCTGCGTAACCAGCGGAGTGACATCAACCACTAAATTCGGTGCTTCGCCACTTACCTTTGTCACTATGGCAAGCTCAAGGAAGAACTTCCCATTTAGCAACTTTTCAAAAACAAACTTAAAAGACTCTGCATCGTTGGAGTTTCCGCCCGGCGGAGTAAAGAAATTCTCTATCATGATGTCACCAGTTGCTTACCGCCTTGGCATATTGAGTGCCATGGGCCGTTTTCGATCCACGATGAAAGGAAGTTTTCCACCACGTACAGGTAGTATTTGCCCGGAGCGTATGGAAGCTCGGTGTCTAAGTTGACGTATCTACCAGCCGCCAGGAGGCCGGAATACTGCGTCTGAAACGTAATCCCTGATGCGGTGAAGACCGGGTATCCAATCAGGCCATGCTCAGGAGAAACAAGAGGAACGATATCGTCCTTTGCTGTGTTCATAGGCCATACGGTTACCTGGCTTCCGTCTATCTGCATATTCGCGCCAGCTTGGTTGCAGGCGTATCTGATCTGCTCTAGCGGGCTGCCAGATAGATAGATGTTGCTGGCGACAAGCCCATCAATCCCAACTGGGTTTAGACGGTATTGGTAAGGCTCGCAGATTGCTGCCAAAACTTCCGCCAACTTCACTGTACCCGGCCTAGAGAATGGTTGTGCGCTAGCCGCCTGTAGGTCGAAACCTGAAACCATGTTCAGCGTCAGCGCTGTCTCTGGCGCTGCGTTCATGTTGGCGCAGCTATAGACGATAAATCCGGAGAAAACCTTGGTTTCGTCAGCGTATACGGATGTGTGTATGCGCTCCATCTGCATCCAGGTATTGATGCCCTTGGATGAGAGCGCGGATAGCAGATCTAATCCCAACCCGTAAATCGTCGCCTCGGCCTGAACCCCGGCCTGATTGCCATAGGCGCCGAACTTGAACATGGCCTTTACGTTTGAGATGGATATTTTATTGTTGCCAGACTTGTCGAATGAAGTGGTTTGATTGGTGAATTCAAAGCGTAGGGAGTGCTGTTTATACAAGATCAGACTCCTCTAGGTAAAATAGCTGATAACGATCACCTAAACCGTCCCACGTCGGATCGCTCTGTCCGTTGGTATCCAGGAAAACTAGATCACCCTTAAATCCCAGGTAGGAATAGCGGACCATGCGGTTTCCGTAGTAACAGGGAACCCCCTGCATGATCGGGTTTCCGTCCACGGTAAGATCCATGTAAAGAGCGCTGACTCGCTGGATGAGGCGGATTTCGCATGCTTGCCCTCCGAGGTCGAATATTGGTTTGCTTGACTTTAGCTTTTTTATAGAAACGGTCATCATGGCTTGGTCGCCTTCGCAATATCCTTGGCCACGTCTGCGGCTTTTTTTGTTGCACTGTTCACCACGTCAAGAACAGGCTCTTTTACTGTATCTATGGCGCTCTGGAATCCTGTGCTAATGGTCTTTTCCACATTTCCGACTGCGCTGGACAGCGAAGATTTCAGATTCCCCCACGACTTCCCTAGCTCATCAAGAGTTGATGGTCTTGCGGATCCTGGGCTAGTTCCTTGCGCTCCCATCCCGGTTGGGCTATTGCTTTGGCTGTCACTTGTCGGCTGCTTGTTGGTTTGTGCGCCGGACAGTGAAACTTCCATCTGCTGCATGATCTCCTGAAACTCCAGATATACGGTCAGCAGACTGACGCCGCGTTGTGAGTTGACCTCGTAGTAATGGCCTACCAGGTCATAACTCTCTAGCGTCTCTTTGGGCGTCTCAATGTCATAAATCAGAGCCTGAGACAGCATCGATTGAATGGTCTTCAGAGTTTCTGACTGACTGGTGAAGGTGAGATCGAAGATATTGGGGATTTCCCCGGTGAATCCGGTTAGGCCAGAGATAACCACGGCACATCGGATACGCGATGGCTGCTTTACCTTATTGATTGATGCGTACTTCCCTTGCTCTACCGGAGCAGTGACCACCGTAGCACGACCTTCCGGCGCAATGGATGCCAGCCCGCTAAACTCCAACGCCACCGTAGAATCTCCGTGCTTTCGGATAACGTATGATGGGTTTAGCGTACTGTTAATAATGGATAGCGGGGAGCCACCGCCGATGGCGCTGAAAATGTTCGCCGTGTTCAGGTTCAAAATACTCATTTTCACCCCAATAAAAAACCCGCCGAAGCGGGTTGTTTTTCATCTTAGCGACCGTTCGATCGCCTAAGCCTGGCGTTTAGCAATTCGAAAATGATTCGAAGAAGAATAATAAATACTGCGTATATGATTATCTGGAAAATGCTAACCCCGCCATTGGCATCAATATAACCATAAAAACAAATGGTAATCAGAGCGGCCAGTAACCAAAATGTGATTGATATTCCTTTGCTGCTTAACAACTTATTGAAGTCGCCCATCAGTTATTCCCGCTGGAGAAAGATATATTCATTCTACTGCGATTTGCCTGATTTTCAATCGATGTAGTCAACTGGCTGACGGTCTGCGGGTTACTGTTAACTTCCACCTTTTGGATGCTGATGTGGCTCTGTTGGCTATTATCTACGCTTCCCATAGCGCCCGATGGTCTAGATGCCATGCTGGATAGTTGGCTGTAGTAGTTCATGACCCGGCCAGGGTAATCCATGGTTTCTTTAGGCATGGAGCCAGACCTGCCGCCAGAAATCCACTTGTCCATGTTGCCTTCGCCCCAGTTATAGGCACGCAAGGCATCCTGGTAGTTTCCCTTATATTTCCTCAGCAGTCGGTTGAAATGCATGGTTCCGGCCATCATGGATTTCTGAGGGTCAAACCTTTCCGATGGGGACAGACCATAATCAGCAGCCGTACCCGGCATCAGTTGCATAAGGCCAGCCGCACCAGCCTTTGACATGGCGTTGGGGTTGCCCCCGCTTTCTGCCATTGCGATAGACGCGATTACCGCCTCATGAGACATGTTCGGTTTAATCTCTGATGCATTTGCATCACTGATAACGCCGGTATATCGAAGTAGACTTTTCAACTTTGTCATGGGGTTTAGATTCTCATCCCCCCATTCAGCAGCATCCTTCAGCCATCCCCCAACCTTTCCAAAATCTCGCTCTTTAAATAACCAGTTGCGCTGATCATTCGGTAGGTTTTTTTGTGAATCAGGAGTTGTTAAATCACCAAGGATATAACCTCCAGCAACAGCGATTCCTGCGGGGCCAGCCCTCATCCCAGCCAAAATGATAAGGGCGTTAGTAATTCCACCAACGGAATCAGCAAATTTCTTTGCCACATCAGCGCCATCACGGAAGAAACCTAGAATGTTGTCTTTATTGTTTGTGATCCAATCGCCAAATTGCTGTAGTAGCTCATTGACGTCATCACCGAACGCCAGGACAAAATCGTTACCCAGGTTATCTACAGTCTGGCGCAACTTCTCCAGGGTTTCATTGACCTCTCTAGCTCGCTGAATAGCCGGATCGGTAGCGTTAGAGCGCTTTTCAAACTCCTTTTGCATGGCTGGGAGTTTGCCTGAATAAACCAGCCCAAACATGTCGGGTGCTCCGCCCATCTGCCCCCACATCACCTCGGCCTGCGCTTTGTTCAGTTTGCGCAGCGCTGTAGCCGACTTGAGAAGCATTTTACCTGGGTCTTTTTCTCCCATGATGTCTACGCCTGTCATCCCCTGCAATTGCTGTATGGCTATCGTAGAGGCATCAGGAGCGCCCATAGGCATCGCCATCCAGTTCTGCGCATTCTTCAAGCGCATCAGCATGGATGTCATCGACTGTTCCGAAGCGCCGGTGGCGGCGGCCGCCCGGTTGAAACCATCCAGGCTTTTCGCCCCCATATCGAGGAATGACGAAGTGTTGCCCAGGTCAACCAGGTTCCGTGTCGTAGACGTGAACAGCCGCCGCGCACCTTCAAGCGTTAAGGCTACTCCCAGGAACTTTGCGGCGCCCATCTGCACTTGATTGAATGCGTTTTTACCGGCATTCCCAAAGGCGGTAATGCCATCAGTGAGGCCGTCGAATCTCTTACCTACGCTTTCCAGTGGACGCTTTACGTCCTGATCTAATTCGGCGACGCTTTGGGCTACTTTCTTTTTCCCAGCGAGAAACTCTTCCGCCTGAATTTTTACCTTATAGGCTAACTCTTGGATGATCATTGCTTTTCCAAATGCTCCCGCCAGGCTTTCTCGTTATGGGACTCCACCGCGATAATCTCCAGCAGATTGAACGCATCACGCACAGACAGCCGCTCTTGCAGGTCAAGATAACTGGCCTTTTCAGAGCAGATAATCGAATACATCTGGTGTGACACGTTCGCCGGATAAACCAGTTTTGCTGGCTCCGGTTCAGGCTGGATGAAAGGGAACTTTACGCGGCTGCGATTGATAAAAAATCGAAATTTACCTTGAACACCTGATCCATCAGAGAGCGGATGGTCGTCACCTCTTCGAAGTCTTCCGCAATTACCTTGCGTGTTTGCTGGTTTCCTTCGTGGGAAATGGCGATTTCCACCGTTGCCAATAGGCGAGAGCGCAGCACCTTGGCCACCTCTGGAGACGCAGAAGATAGAACCAGTAGGCCGTAGGTTGCCAGCCCGGCGCATCCCATCATCACGACGTCATCCGGGATATTCTCCATACCATTGGGCATACCGCTCCCCATGATGCGGAAAATCTCCTGCGAAAGCTCGTCAGCATCCCATGCCGACATTTCCGTGATGATGAACTCTTTCCCGTGATCGCGGTTGTTATCTTCGACGATGTAAGTGATCTGCTTTCTCATTAGATGGCACTCGGTGTAATAGTTTCAAAATGGAAGACGACGGGGCGCGGCTGGAGAATGCGGCGTCCTGGTGGCAGTGGCGGCATGCTGAGCAGCACTCCGTTCACCATCGTCCACTTTTTATTTAGAGCTGGTACAACCAGGGTAGCGTTTACCGCGAACTTGGCGATCGCCGTTCGCTCCGCCGCGAACATGTCGTCAAGTTTCCCCAGCGCTGAGGATGTTGGCATCAGAGTGATCGTGAACTCCGCCGGGTTGAACACGAAACCTGCGTGGTATTTGCCGTCGGCCGACATGATTTCTTCGGCGTTCTGCAACGGCGCGGTGTCAAACATGTTATCTGCCGCGTAGTCGTCAACATCAATCCCGCCAGGATAGTAGGCCGGGACGACGAGACGCAGCTTGGAGTTAGCGCTTGTGATATCGATAGGCATTGTGTCGTCCTTACAGGATAGCGGTTGAAGACATCGTGATGCTTTGGATCAGACCGCCATCGACGTAGTAAAAAATCACGCCCTTCAGGTCGCGCTCGATGCGGTTAGAGCCCGGCTGTGGCGGGATGTACAGATACCACCCCTCGGAGTACAGCGTGCTGGAGATATCAGCTCCTACCGTGTTGTTGATGATGCGGATCTGCGCGGCGTCCAGCGTCACACCCTTGCGGATGGCACCGAAGTTGAGCGCTTGCTGTGCCACGTCGATCACGGCGGCATTAACAGCCGCATAGCCCTGGGCGTTAAACGGATAGGACTGATTGGCGGTGAACAGGTTGGCAAACGAGCCTACCAGATTTGCGTTCATCCACACCTGGCACATGAAGGTGTCCAGCCATTCGAATTTACCCGTGATCGCACCATTCGACGTATATTGCGCCATGGTCTTATTCAGGCTATAGGAGCCGTAGAAGTTGTAACCATTGGAGAGCAACGCGCTATAGGTCTGTCCGTCGGTAACATTCGGAGCCAGGCCGGGGAAGTCGCGGAACTTGTAGGAAACCCGGCCATTAGTGCGCGCAAAATCCAGCGATGCGGCATATGCCAGCGCGGGAATCGCGTACAGGTAAGAGCCATACACCGGGAACACGTTTTCATAGCCGTTTGCTACGACAATCTTCTGCATGAAGCACTGCGCGTTATTGGCAACGGTAGCGGCCTGAGAAGGGTCATGAGGGACATAGCCAAACCGGTTATTCGAAGCATTAGCCCACGCACAAAGAAGATCTTTATCATCCTCCTCCAACTCCACCAGGGATGAGAACAGCACCCAATCTTGGCTCAGATTGGTGACGTTATTCATCATGTCTGTCATCGTGACTGGTGCGCTGCCCGGTGATGTGGTGGCAGCGGTATCTGCGGTTAACTTCAGTCCTGTAGCCAGGTCGCCAGCATCAGCAAAGCTAACGGCACTGTTTGCGCCAGTAGTCAGCGATCGGACAATGAATCGATTTGCGATAGGAAGCCACTCTACCAACACCTTGCTAGCCCCGATCCCGGTAGTCAGCTTGGTAGCAATGTCAGAGAAGCTGGTAGCCGAAGACAGGTCGATAGAAGTACTGGTTACTGCTACCCCATCGACGGTCAATTTGATCGTCCCGGGTGAAATTGCTTGCAGCGTGGAAAGCTGAACGCCTTTCATACTACCCGATAGCAGATATCCCGCCACAGCAGCGGTGATCACGCGGGTGATAAGCAGCTTTCCCGGAATCACGGATGAGTTGTCATAACCCTTAAAGTAAAGCTGAGCCGCCAGGTATTCTGGAGAGTCGCTGCCTAACAATGATGCAATGTCAGCATCCTTGGTGAACTCTGCTACGGTTCCGACCCGGATTAGCTCGTTGCTGCTCAGGAGCAGCCCGTTAGCATCAAGTGCCGAGCCAGCCGGAGCGACGACGTTTGGAGTGATTCGAAAATCAACACTTAATGGAATTGTCATGTTTTATAGATCCACTGGTTCGGCCTTGATCTCGGCCTTGTCAAAATAGTCTTGCGGGAATGATGCGGTCATGTGGACTTGCAGGGAGACATCAAGAGTCCATCTTTCTTGCCACTGCTGCTCGGCATCAATCATGGGTGCCTGAATGGCTGCGGTTGAGTAGAGCGGCGCTACCCGAGCGTCGATAGCCTTGATCTGGTCATAGGCGTAACCGCTGGCGAAAACTGTCTCCAGCGTCACCGCCCGGTCACCGGCCCCGCTTCCGTAAATATCGACTTGGATATCTGCGCGACGGACTTCCGTCCATCCCATAGCGCTGGTCGATGGTTCCCCGGTGTCCTGATTGATTGATCTGGTAGTGGAGAGCCGCTCAAACCGTAGGGGGGTCAGGATGCAGAATTGCCCCTTTGGCATCGAAGTACGGTTGGCTTGGGCTTGTCGGCACTGCCCGCAAATAGGCCCCACAAACTGCCCCAGCACACCGATAACGTCATCAACGGTAAAATCAATCATGGTGATACCTGCAAGTTAACAATAAGCCGACACCACGAATCCCATAGCTCGATAGGCTCAACCACCAACCAAGTGTGGCCGTCGATGATGAATAGGTCACCGCCCTGCTCTAGTTCACGCTGAACGCTAAAATAGTTACCGTAGACGTGGATAGACTTGACCAAGCCCTGGATATTCAGACCATCAACGTGCTGCAAGTCGCCCTTGCTGAGCGGCTGCAATTGGATAGTGACGTTTTGGTCTGGCAGATACGACGGAATAGGCTTGCAGCCAGGGCCAATGGTTTCACCGGCATACTTTTTCAGAATTGCCGGGACGTTGGGATTTACTCGCTGAATGGCTCTATTCGCCAGGCTCCGAATGTTCAATTTCTCCTACCTCGTAATGCACGTCGCGGATCATCTCCTTGGTATCAACCAGGGGTTTTGTTGAGTCATTCTGGAGTTTCTTCCTAGTTCGGCGATGATGAATGGTTGCTGGGCTCAGCGGCGGGTCCATCAGTGTTGCAATGGACTTCCTTACATCAGCCACGATCACCTCACCGACAGCCGATAGAACCTGATCAACAGGTACGCCATCCTTGATACCATCAGCGATTTTTTCGCCCCACTCGGACTCATGCTCAGCTATCGCGTCACGAAAGAATGGTCGGGGCGGCTGATTGTTTTCAGGTCGCCCGTATTCGTTCGTAGCAGCCACCAGGGCAACAGGAGTTCCGTCGGGGTATATTGCCCCATCGATAAACCCGACCTTTAGCTGTAGCGATTGCAGAGCGCTCTCTGCGGCATCTAGCGCATCCATCACCTTGTCGCTCATCGGCATACCCCACGGTAGAATCCCATCCGGTAGATACTGGTGGCATTCCAGTACATGATCCCGAACTGGCTTTGGAAGAAGAAAGCCTTATTGAACGGCACTCCGGAAAGCCCAGAGGACACGCTAACGCTACCCTCAGAGGCCGAAGCCACATAGCCAACCATCCCAGGGTCGCCGCCATTCCCTGACGAGTCCTTGTAGGATAGATAGGCTATGTGAGCCATCAGCAGGTAGAGCAGCCACTTGCGCCGCGCCAAGTCTGACACGACGCTGAAATCTGTGTTCTCCAGATACCCCGATGCGGCGAAAAATAAATCTTCCACCTGAGCATCAGATAGCGCCGTGTACTGCGGGTATTTCGCTTTCCACTCCGCTACATCTAGAGTCACGATCCCCATTTAGGCCGCCTTTTCGGTTTCGTCTTCTTTGACTTCCGCCTGCTCCAGGCCGGTTTTCAGGCCTTTTACTTCTTCTGCTGCTGCCTTGGCGCTAGCCTCGTCTTTCTCTGCGAAGATGAATCGCTCACTGATGGCGGTCATACCGGCGTACTTTTTGGCGATCGCTTTCCAGTCTTCTTCTGGCATGTGGGTTAGGCCGCAAACCCCCTGATAACCTTTGATAGCCACCATTTCGTTGCTGTTCTGGCCGTTAACGACCACCTCACGGTTGCCCAACTCGAAAACCACGCCGTGCATCAACTTGCTGCATACAACTACGTTAGCCATGTGTCTTTCCCTTACAGTGTGCCGGTCATTTGAACCACAGCGCTCGGACGATAGATAACCGCGCCCAGGCTGCCCGCCGCCAGTTTCTGGCTAGTTTCTGAGTGCTCAACCAAGATCGGGAAAGCGCGCATTTTTTCGGTGTAGACACACTGTCCTACCGGGTCACCACCCAGGCCGTCGGCGATCAACTGAACCAGGCCGCCGGACGGAACGCCGAATTCGGGAACTACTACAACTTGCAGGCTGGTGTAGGTCTTCTTGATCAGGTCGATGGCTGACGCAGTACCCAAGGCGTTGAGCGCACCCATGGAGGCGTTATCGCTCGGGCTGACGACCAGCTTCATGGGGCTGGTTTCTTGCACCAGGCCTTGGTTTTTCGATGCCAGGTTAGTGAACATCTTCTTCACGTCGTTGAAGATGGCGATCGCGTCTTTGTCCGCCCACTTCACCTTGCTATCGGCGGTGGTGATCGGGGTCAGCGCGTTAGGCAGTGCCGGGTCGTTGATGATGCCGAAGTTAGCGGAACCGCTAATGCCGTACATGTAGCCCTTGTTGAAGAAACGGTTGATGGCGGCCACGCCGGCAGCCTGTTTCATGGCGATGTACGGGATGAGTGCCAGGCCGTATTTTTCCTGCTCCAGGTCGCCCCAGCGGTTCATGGTCTGGAAGCGGAACTGACGGCGGTTTTCCCAGTTGGTGTTGACGTGAACGGAACCGGCGCGGGAGGCATCGCCATAAGCGACAACTTCATAGGCCTCTTCGGTGCGCGGGAAGAGAACGTCCTGCACCGCCCAGTTACCCTTCTTCACTTCCGGGTAGATCATGGTTGCGGTCAGTGGTGCGAACAGTTGTTTGATGATCATCGGGTCGATGACCTGCGCAGCGGCTGCCGGGATGCCACCGTTAGAAACGGTTTGCATATCTACGACGGAGTCACCGACTACGCCGTTTTTTGCCAGAAACTTCGGCGTGCATTTATCATAAATGACGCCCTTATCTGCCAGCACTTTCAGGTATTGCGGCAGAGTGGATTGATTCAGATCCATTACAGAACCCCCCAGGTGGTCATTTTGATCAGAGAGCCAGCATCAGCGGCGGATGCAACATAGAACGGAGTTTCGACGGCGCCGGAAATACTTGCCCCAGCGGTGCCGGTTTTGATGGTGCCATCTGCGGTGACGGCGAAAATCTTCTGGCCGACGGTCGCAGCGGTTGCAGTACGCACCCACCAATCACCTTTGGTGTAAACAGCAAGCTCGGTGCCAGCGCCTACCAGCATGGAGCCCGTTTGACCGACGGGAATGGTGCCTACGCCGCTATTCATGATGTAGCCCAGCGGCACCCCGGTTCCGGTGTTGTTCACCAGGGTTGGATCGGTGCCATCAGCCCAGACGAAACGGGATTGATACACGCCATTTGCGCCAGCCTTGTAAGAACCTTCCGGCGGCAACGCGACTGCGTGCGGGTTGTTTGATGCGAAATCACCCTCTTTACCCGGGCACGGGTAGAGGTTCACTGTCTGTTGAAAAGTCATTGCTTCCCCTTAGAAATAATCTTTGAAGTCGGCGACGGTAGGCTGCTGGCCGTAGGCAGAGTCACCGGTAGGCTGAGACGCGGACGCGCTCTTGGATCGGATGGCCATCTGTACCAGGCTCTTGAACGCAGAGGGATGTACGCCCTTGGTATCGACATTTTCGGCTTTCAGCACGGAGCGGTAGATTTCGTCCGCGGAGTCACCAGTAACGTGGCCAAACACAGGCTCAACGATGCGCATGGCCTCACGGGTGGCGGCGAACTCGGCGCGAGCCTTGGCCAGCGTGTCGCGCTGCGTTTTTGCGATCAGTTCTTTCACGGCGCTATCGCCCATTGGGGAGTCCTTTTTGTCTTCGTTGTCGTCTTCGTCCCCCTCCAGCTTTTTGCGCTCCCAGTCTTCCCGGTACTCTTTGCTTTCGAGGTCTTTCTGCTCGGCCTTGTCCTTGCCTTCCTTCTCCAGCTTTTCGCGTTCGGCGCGATCGCGTTTTTCCTTCTCGGCGAGGTCTTTCTCTTCGTCGGAATCGCCTTTGTCTTCGTCGATCTCCTGCTGCTCATGCTTAGCCATGAGCTCCATGATGCTTTTCGCCAGTTCGTCCGCGTCGGAGTCAGAGGCGGTGGCAAATTTGTTTTTAATCAGGTCGGTCAAGCCTTCCATTAAACTGCCCTCTTGGTCTTGTGAATCGCCGACAGCGCACTCTGCGCCGACGCGGCCTTTAATGGTCAAAGCGACAGAGTTACCCACGATGTTGCGGGCGATTCCGTCATATGCCTGACCCATGAAAACGCCGGGCGTCATATCCACCTCGAAGAAGGAGGGGAATATGCTCAACTCCCGGCGCGTTCCGTTTTCAACACCCTCGATGGCGTCCTTGTCCCACAGCTTCATGCTGGTCTTTAGGAATGGCGCTTCGAAGCGTGTGTCTGTCCCAGTGGTTCCCACGCGGTCTTGCGGGCTGTCTGGCGTGTCCAGTTGCCCCGGGTGCTCGATGGTGATGGGGACTGAATTGAATGACTCAGCAGCGCGGAGAAGTTCCTCTGCTGGGCGGTAGATGTAATAGGTTCGGTTGGGGTCTAATCCCTGGGCTTCCCAATTTGGGAGATTGCGGCCAAGGTATGGGGACACGCATTCCTTACTGATGTTGCACTCGGCGACATTCAAGCGCCCGTAGTCGTCATAGCTGCGGACAGATGATCCGAAGTCGTAGGAGTCGCCCCGGTATCCATTTGCGAATGCCGCGCGCTCTACTTCTTCGGCCTTTTCCCGCGTGCGGAATGGCCCCTTTCCCCCCCACCACCAAGCCCCATCTTTTTGATGAACTGGCATGGGTTTAACTTTCTCCAGGCAATAAAAAAGGCCGCCTAAGCGACCTATTTGTTAAAACGGTAATATTGGCTTCCAGCTACACCCGCAATTCACGGCTGTCCCCGGCAGAACGTACTCGCCGTTATCACCAACCGGCAGACCTTTGTCCAAGTCGAACTCTTTGCCATTGGCCTTGACGTGTAGCGGGCGCGGGTGACTGCCACCGCCGGAGTGAATCCAGATGCCTTTCGTGATGCCTAGGGCTTTCTGGCGCACTCTGGCAAGCTCTGCGGTGGCCTTGTTGTTCTGGTCTCGCGCGATGTTCTCAGCCCGGCGACGCGTGATGCCGAATTGCTTTTGCAGCTCCTCGGTCATATAGTGCAGGTCGCGGCCACGGGTGATGGATTGCAGCGTGATGGTCTGCACCTGGGTGAAATACTTTTCGGGGATCGACTTAATCAGGTTGACGTTCTCGGCTACGATGCCATCGATAGCCTGCTTCATCTCCGGCGTCATGGTGAACTTAACGCGCGGGATGTCGGCGGATGATAGCGATCGCTTTAGTGCCGATGTGGCAGTCTTCTCTGCTGCCCTGGTGAATGCCGGAGCAATCCTCAGCGCGGCATCAGAGAACTTGATTACCCATCGCTCTCGCACTTCCTCTAGGCGATCGGCGATGTCGTCCATCGGTCGGCCAGCCTCCTTGGCTCGGTACTGAGCATGTGCCCAATACTCGGCGCTTTTCGTCATATCGGAGATTAGCGACTTGAGCGCCTTGGCGTACTGACCGGCGATGCCCTGGTTATAGCGAACCTGGCGAAGAGTCTTGATCTTCATCACCAAAATCCCCCATGCCAGTAATAGCCTTATAGGTGATGCCGTTGAAGCCTGAATCGTCATCTGACGCCAGCGCGGCGTTAGCCTGTTCTGGCGTAATGATGCCGGAGTCAACCAGCTTGCCGTAGACGTCCGCCTTGAGGTTGTTAATCTCGGCGATCTCCTTGTCGCTCATCTCATCGAGCGGGTTGAAATCGATGTAGAGGTCTTCGTACAGCTCGCCGAACTCGTTCAGGCAGACGATTTTCAGAATCCAGTCGAGGATCGGCTTGTAGTTGTTCTTCTGCTTGTTGGCGATGTGCTCATGCTGTGCTTCGCGCTCACCCTCCCCGCTGGCGTTCATGCCGCTGGGCTGGCTACCTGTCAGGCTGGTGACGCTTAGACGTGACGGCATGCATAGGAGCTTCTGTTGCTGAACTAGCAGGTCATTCAGGCCAGTTAGGCTGGTGTTCATCTGCTCCAGCTTTTCCAGCTCATTGGCAATGGCCAGAACCCCGTGATTGCTTTTCCCGTAAATCAGCGTATCCAGGCGCTTATCGAACTGCGTTTTGTCCTGTAGATACGTTTCCATGTCGGTAGACCAGATGTACGTCCTGAACGACATGATGATGCGAGGGATGTCATCGCGGACGCTCTCCCAGTTGCGGACGTAGGGTAGCATCATTTGGATTAGCGACAGGCCGCCGAAGTTGTACGACGGCTTGAGCATGTCTGGAACCGGGTAGATAACCAACTGCTTCATGCGCGTGGCGTGGACAAGCTCGCCCAGCACAAACCAGCGAGTGGGGACAAAGAAGTCTGGCGACAGCGGGTTGATGGCGTTATAGCCCTGTGGGTAGCACCAGATCGGCTCTACCACCCGGAATCCCTCTAGGTCTCCGCGCTTAATCTTCGCCGGGGAAAGCATGATTTCCTTCGCTAGTTCGCGATCGTCGCCTTTCAGCTTAACGAACAGGTGAGCCTGGCCGAATGCCTCAGCATTGAACCCCAGAAGTTTGAGATGCTTCTCTACCCCCAGGCGCTCGAATGCGTCCTCAAGCTGGTTGATAATCTCGCCGCGGTCGTCGTCCGTGGCGTTGGACTTGATCTTGAATCCCTTGCGGAAAACCTCGTTAGCCGACTGTTCACACGCGACGCGGTTCTCTGATTTCTGAGCCAGGTTAGCCAGCGCCGAGTAGCCCATAAACACCGAATCAGGAGAAGCGTATGCCAGGTTTAACGATCCATAATCGATGCTGTCACCTACCGGCTGATTCTCGGGAACTACGCCTGCGGGTGGCTTATAGGCTTCATGGTGCGGCCTAAATGCTTCGTCGATCACCTTCTTTTGGTATTCGGCATCGCTTTGCCATGATGGGCCGACAACAAGGCCACGGCGTTGCTGCTGTGTGTTCTGTTTCCGTTTTGCCATGTTACCAACCTGAGTTTTCGCCAACGATTAGCGATCTGCTGATCGGCGCGTACGCCATCACAAAGGCGTCGGCCAAGTTTGGTGATTTGATATCTCGCTTCTTAAGGTCGGGCTTGCTTTCGACCTTTACGCGACCATTCTTGTCAAAGTCACGCCGGGGTGTGCTCAATTCTGTTTTCAGCTTTTCAAGCATCGGCATGTCGGAAGAAATGCTGATCATGTCATCCGGGTTAAATTTCTCACCGCGCTTAATGGCGTTGAATGTGTTCCTGAACCGGTCGGCCAGCGTCCACCACGCTTGCGCCTTGAGATTGGAGAAGTAGTCCTTGTTGCGTATTTTCTCCGTGTAGTACTTTTCTGGGGCGTGTACGGCGTCGCCAGCATTGAATTTGGCGTAGCGCAGCTTTAGCTTTCGCTCTACGTTTATCTCGCTGAACTTGCTGCCAGCAAAGGCACCAACGCCGATGGAGTCATACGTGATGTGCGCGTCTCGTTCTTGAGCCTGGGCGTACACCCGATAGCATGACTTGGTTAACTCATCCTCACGCGCCGCCCATTCTTCGCACCAGTAGGCCACGGAGCCATGCGCATAGACCATGGCGCACTTATCCTCGCCATCATCCGCAACGTCGAAGCCAATACGGCGCATGCCCTGCGGATCAAAACCAAGCGCAACATGCGCATCAACGGCGGCCTCAATCCACGACCGTTTGATCACCGTCGCATCATCATCAGAGCGGGGAACGCCAAGGTAGACGTGTTCGAAAGCCTCTTCATCCCTATCTCTGGCCGCCTCGATAACTTCCAGCATCGTGCGGGACAGGAAGGGGTTTTCGTCGAAGTTGATCTTCCTAACCAGGGTGCGCGGCGGTGTGTTGACGATGAAGTTCTGATAAACGAAGTCGGTGTAGAGATTGGGGTTGAAGATAAACCAGCATTCAGATCCTTCCTTTCGGATTGTGGGCTCTAGAATCTCCCACTGCTCCTCGGTCAGGGCGTGCGCTTCTTCCAGCCACAGGACGTCGATACTCTCCAGTGACTTGATTTCGTCTACGCTATTTTTCAGGCCATAGAAGATGAATTCTGTGCCGGTGACCCGGTTGACGATCTTGTCCTTTAGGACACGGAACCGCGCCTGTAATCCGAACCGCTCAATCTGAATTTTCAGCAGTGCATAGACGGATTCGGCTATCTTGTTCTGTATCTGGCGAGCGCACAGAAAGCGCAGTTTGTAGTTGTTGGCCAAGTAGATGGCGAACCCGGCGGCATCCCATGATTTGGAGCTTGCCCGTCCACCGTACAGAATCTTGTTTCGCGCCTGTGTCGTCCAGAAGTCACGCAATACCGGGTTAAGAGTCGGAGCCGTAGAAGTCATTTAGGCTTGTCCCCTTATTAACGCTGGCTGGCTCATCTTCCTTGATGCTGTACGCCTCACGCTCCAGCCCAATCAGGTTTTTCAGCGTCTCGCTAAGCGCCTTCATGGACTTCACTCGCTCAGGCATACCGATTATCGCGTGATATATTTCGTTAAGCTTGTCCTTGCCATTCTCGTCGGGAGCAAGCATCAATTCACCAAGCTTGCGGAGAGAGTCAACATCGGCACACTCTGCCGCCAGCTCATCAAAGAGCGCATTGGCTATCTCGCGAGCCCGCCGGATATCTCCCCGGTGTTCCATGCGAACCTGAGCGATCACCTCGGCGCTGGACTCAATAAGTACGCGCTCAGATAGTGCGTTTTCGGTGCGTACCTGTTTGCGTACCTCGGCTTTGCGTACCAGATCATCAGCACGCTCTTTTATCTTGGCGGAGATGTCCCTAGACCAGTCATCACGCTTTGCCCTCTTCCTGATGGCACCTTCTGTGATGTTGTGCTGCGCCGCTATCTCTCGGAGGCTTAACACCCCGGCTCGGTAGGCCGACTCGATGGCCTCCCAATCCGGTTTTGCCATGTTATTTCGCCTTTCTCTCTATTACCTGGTATTTGACGTCACGAACTTTGGTCAGATTAATGATGCTGCCATTAACCCCACCTTCTTCATACAGTACGAAAAGTGGATTGGCAGGATTAGGCGGAAGGCTTGTAAAGCCAGACACCCTCTCGCCATCAGGGAAGGTTACGGTAACGGCCACTTTTTCGATGATAATTGGCATTTCAGCGCGCCTCTTTTCCGCTGGTTGTCATAGCATCGTCTGGGTCAGCAATCTTCTTCGTCTCAACATAGATAACCTCAGACAACAAGACAGAGAAGTAACCATCCCCCATAGGGACGTAGAAATAATCGCCATCAAAATCAGGCCTAGCCGATGCAGTAAGTTCTTTCTTCTCACCACTACGCAGCTGAATCTCTACATAGTATTCATTGCTCATTTCAGCATTTCCTTCTATCCGCCCGCCGGACGCATCCGCACTTTTCAGGATTTATAATCAGCTAGCCAGGATTCCGGCAGCACGAAGTTTCGCCAATAGGCCGTTGAAGTCGGCTTGGGTTGGCGCAGCGGTCAGGTCGGTGATGGCTGCGGCTTGCTTCACGGCACC